GGTAGTCAATGAAAATAATATCAGGTCGGAATGATTTCTTAAGAGCAAGTTCATTTAAAAGTGCCTTGAAATGTCCTGAGTGTGCCGAAGCAGTAGGATACTCTTTAATGATTAAAGTTCCTTGAGTCTTCTTTGAGAGACTTGTTACTTTGTTCTCAAATGTTGAACGTGGGAGATCAACCAATTGCTGAATCGGGACATTGAGAAGGTTTGCGTCAATTCTTTCTGCAATTCGCTCTTCCGCCATCTCAAGAGTGATGTATAAAACATTTTTTCCTTGAAGAAGAACTGATGCTGCAAAATGACACATAAACAGAGATTTCCCGACACCCGTATTATGAGAAGAAACCCCATTAGTATAATACCTATGATTTGGATGATTTACATTAATATCCACAATAGGTATTTGATTATTGGTTTTAATAACCTTACCAATTCTAAGTCCGTCTTTAGTAATAAACTCACAATACGAATTAGATTGCTCTATTTCTTTAGCAGAAATCCATCCATCAGTAGTTTCAAATAAATGACTTTCATTACATTTTACTTTAGTATTATCTAACAAATATAATTTGTATTCTTCATACATTCCTTTGTTAATAAAAAAATTAACTGGAACATATCCATCGGGAGAATCAACTTCTACCTCATATCCATTATCAAGTAATGTTTTGATTTCATCAATTGATGTTTCTTTTTCAATCCACATTTTGTATAAATAGTAGTAGCAGGGACAGGGGAAATGTTTAGTCAAATCTATTCTAACTTATGCGAAGGCAACAAGTCAAGAAAAGACAATTATAAAAAGTATTCTGGGTTACACGAACATCATATTACCCCAAAACATATGGGGGGAGATAATAGTGAAGAAAATCTTACTTATTTGAGTGTGAGAGAACATATCATAGCACATTATTTACTTTGGAAGATTTATAAAAATCCAAATGATTTGAGGTCTATGAAAATGTTGGGAGCAAAATTATCAACTCAACATAGAAAAATAACAGGAGAGTTTTGTAGAGATAATCAACTTGGTTTCTTTTCAACACCAGTAGAAGAAAGAAGAGAATGGATGATTAGAGGAATAGAAACTCAAAAACAAGAATATTTAAATGATAAAGTTAAAAATTTTTATTATTGGAGCACAGAAGAAGGCAGAAAAGAAAGAGCATCTCTTGGAGGCAAGAAGAGAGCATCAAAAGAGTTTAATTATTGGGCATCCAATCAAGGAAGACAAGAAAGAGCATCTCTTGGAGGAAAAGCACACAAAGGTAAGAAGGTAATGCACTTACCAGGAACAAAAGGATGGAAAAGAATACTACCAGAAGATATTAATACTAAATTAAACGAAGGTTGGAAATTTGGAACTGGAGAACCAGCACCAAATTCTAAAATTAAAAAAATAAATTAATAACCGTGATTATCAATAATTTTTGAATATTTTCTCAATATAACTGCTGCTCTTGAGTTTGCTTCATTTTCATCTACACTTCCATCATTACCATTAAGTTCTTTTCCACTTTTTCTTTGATTATAATGAATTATTTCGTGAGCAAGAGTTCTAAAAATATCTAATTTATGTCTTTTAGAAACTTGTATTCTAATACAATTATCATCAATATCAAATGCTCCAAAAGTTTTATTATCTATTGAAAATTTTGGATCATCTATTATAATAATTTTAGGTAAATTAGATAGATTTAATTCTTTTTTTATAAAAGACAAAAAATGAGATATTGAACTTTTTTTAGATTCAAATAAAAACTCTTTAAAATACACTTTTATTCTTCCATTTAGATTATTTATTTTTTTCTAAATCTAATTTTAACTTTGGTTTCTGGGTGAACACATCCAGCGAGAGCAATATTGAGAGTCTTATTAGGTATACCACCTTTTGTGATTTTGTTGAAATATTCCAGATCAAATTCGATCTTATCTTCTTTGCGGTGATAAAACTCATAACGTTCCTGATAATTCTGAAGATAGTCGTGTCCGATGTTATTATCAAATGATACTGCTAAGGCATCAGAAAGAATACCAGGAATTGCATCCCGATTCTTCTTTCCATCATTACCATCGGCAATATGAATTGATTCCATCAGAGCAAGATAAATTGCTCGGTCACGACACCACTTTTCAGTAGTATCTAGCAACCATTGCTTCTCCACTACTGAATCATTAAGTGTTTCACACACCTCACGAATATCCTTAACATCAGTCTCAGTCAAATCAGTCCGATTCTCAATCTCAATACCAAGTGCTTCTTTGGTAATTGCAGAATTATACTTGACAATAAACTGAACGATTTCCTCAAAGACTACCTTTTCAGACCTTTGATCAAAATATTCGGGTTGTATAAAAGGTATAACTTTTCTAGAGTAGTCTTCATTATAAACAAGATTTCGCAGAATCGTAAGTTCAAGTCGTTCCATTATTCCAATTAAAGATTTCGTTTATGATGTGGTACGTCAAATACAAATGTAATTCTAACGTTGTCTCCAATATTCACTGCCTTGTGTGGAAGTTTATTATTAAACCAAAAGAGTGTTCCTGGTTCAACAATTACCGTTTCCTCACCAACAGTATACTCGTATTTTCCCTGAATAGAAAGATGATATCTATCTTTTGTAAGATAATAAGTTCCCTCATCAATATGAGAACCTACCATTTCACCAACAGGAAGTGCTAGAAATCCACAACGACGAAGTTTCTTAAAATACTTTCCCAAGTAATTAAGAATCTCAGTATGTTTCTTATATGCAGGAGTTTGAATGCAAATTTCAGTATTGCCAACATACTGATCCTCTGTTTCAACTCCACCCATTATAAGTTGTAAGACATCCACAGTTACAGTATATTCTGTAGGGTCTAATTGTTCAGAGTCTTGGAGATTCTTTTGAGAACCCCAATCCTCTGGATATTGTTTGAGTTGTTCTAGTATCTTAGATACATCAACACCAGTTTTTATGATACGAATATTCTTCATACACCATAACTAACTTTGTTACATATAAAATACATCAGGATAATTAATTTCATTTGCTCTATATCTCAATTGTCTTAAACTTAATCCATCAGAACCACCATCTCTTACACATTTGGAAGCATCTTCCCATATTTTACCATAAACTGAAATTAATTTTGAATTGTAATTTTTTACCGATTTTTTCTTTTCACTTATAAGTTTTGATGATTCTTTAGAATTAATTTTTCCAAGTTTATTTAATAAAATACTCTGTTCTCTTTTCTTTTGTTTATACTCATCATTTTGATGTGATTGTTTCCATTTATCGGAATTTATTCTAGATTCAGTTAATTTAGTTTGATCCCTCTTACATCTATAAACTTGATCTTCATAAATTTTTTTCAATTCATCATCTGATAAATTTCCACCTAATATTTGGAAAGCATATAAATCATTAATAGATCCACCAACTAACCACCTTCGATGATGAACTTCTTGATGTAATCTTCTTGGAAGTTTAACAAGATTTTTTGGATCATCAGTTCCACCTTCAGATCTTGGTATTATGTGGTGCGTATCTATAAACATTTTTGTATGGTTAGTAACCATACTTATTTATATTAGTTTCCATAAGAAAATTTTTGCCTAGCAATTTCATCAAGTGCTTGTAATATTTGAGGAGTAAAATATTGTTCTGGATTTTTTAATATCTCCTTCCCATATATTTTTTTCCCATCCATTTCATAACGTCCAGCAACATTTTTCCACATACCACCAGATTCACCCAATTCCAATAATCCATAATACTTATCAAGACCTCTTTCATCATAGTAAAGACGAATCTCAACATCCTGATTTTCTTTACTCAATCTGGATTTAACACTCTTTGCTTTGATAATATTTCCAATGACTTCCGTTCCATCCTTTTCTTTCTTTTTTCCTAAATGAATAATAGTGGAAGCAGCATATTTAAGTCCTGATCCTCCTCCCATTTCTTGCATAGGAACATAAGATCCTATAACTTGATATATGTGATTAGTAACAATCATTGGAATTTTTGCCTGACCCAACTTCAAGGTAAGCATACGGAATGCACCTTTAATCAGTTGGGATTTAGTCATATCCCTAAC